TGGGCAAAGTGGGGACGAGGGATAGCACGGTCAGCGAGCTTGTCCCTGCTGTAAAGAGGGCGATGCGTTCGCTGGATATCCCTCGCCCGCTGTTAGACGAGGCCTACTCAGCGGGGCTCATAGGGGCTTGGAAAGCTGTTGAGAGCTTTGACCCGGCTAGGAGCGATAACCTGGAAGCGTTCGCCTATATGAAGGCTCGCTACTACATAAAGGATGAGATCCGCTTACGGCTGCGCCAAGGCGGGACATTCAACGGCAGCTTCGCCAGCTTGGATGCGTTGACTCCTGAAGAGGCTACACCGGCTTCTTTGACTCCTGACCCGGCCAAGACGGCTGAGCTCCTGGACTCCTATCGGCATTTCTTACGCCGCTGTACGCCGAAGCAAGTCCAGGTACATCGCTTGCGGACTATGGGCTATACCTCGCAAGAGATAGCAGATCGCCTTGGCGTGACGTACAGCGCGGTCTACTACCGATTGCGTGAGAGTACCCATCTAAACGAACAACCGGACTCTAGTTCTCGTTGTGACTAGCTACCGGGCCTCCCTGCGGGGAATGCTTGTGCAGTAGCGGCAGAGTTTGACTGTTGGACGGTTTCTTATGTAACGACCCCTTACCTTTTTTCTAATAGGAAACCAACATGGCTTTTGCACTTTCACAACCCGGTCTCGACACCGGAGGGTCCGATGACATCGAGCTGTTTCTCAAGCAGTACAGCGGCGAAGTCCTCCTGGCCTACGATGAGATGGTGAAGATTGCGCCCACAGTTACTCGGCGCAAACTTCGCAACCAAAAATCCTCAGTCTTCCCCGTCATCGGCAAATCTACGGGAAAATACCACGCCGCAGGCGAGGACATTCTGACGGATACCGCCCTTGACCATGAGGCCGCTGCAACTGCGACCGTGAACTATCTGGATGCGATGAAGCACGCAGAGAAGGAGGTCTTCTGTGATGATCTCTTCATCTCTCCGCTCTTCATCTCCGAACTCGATGAGCTTCGCAACTTTTATGACGTTCGCGCTCCTTATGCCCGCAAACAGGGCATGGCTTTGGCGCGGAACACCGACATCAACTTGATGCGGGTTGTCATCACAGCGGCGAACGAAACGAACGGTATTCTGGGTTCGACGGGAAATACCGAGCATCCTGGCGGCACCGTCATTACTTCGGCCAACTCCGGGACTGATGGTGGCGCTCTCTTGGAAGCCATCAAAGACGTCGCTATTGCGTTCGATGACAATGATGTGCCCGAGGACAGCCGGTATTGCGCCCTGGCACCGACGCAGTATTACCTGCTCGTCCAAAACCAGGATCTCCTGAACAGGGACTTCGGTGGCGGGGAGAACGGGATCTTCTCTGAAGGCACGGTCTTCAAGGCCTGGGGCATGGAGCTCATCAAGACGAACCTCCTTCCGACCGATGACTCCAGCGGCTACCAGACTGCGGGGCAGCGCGGTGCCACCTATCTGGTTGACGCCAGCAACACCACGGCTTGCTGCTGGCAGAAGGACGCTATCGGCAGCGTGTCTCTGATGGATGTTCAGACTGAGGTTGAGTACATCATGGAGCGTCAGGGCCACCTGATGCTTGCCAAGGTTGCGGAAGGCCACGATTTCCTTCTTCCGCAGGCGTGTGCTCAGATCCAGACTGCTTAGTTCTAACGCTGGGGGTCTCTGGCTAGACCAGGGACCCCTGGCCTTCTTCTAACGAACAGAAATGCCTACAGCACTCACCACAAAACTAGAAGCCGTCAACATCATCTTGGCGACGATCAACGAAGGTCCTGTAGCGTCCATCCCAGCGGCGGCTTCAGACTTCTACGGGACTCAAGCTGAGACTACGCTGGATGAGGTTTCTAAGGAGGTTCAACTTGAGGGCTGGCATTTCAATACGGAGTACGAGGTAGAGATTACGCCTTCGGGTGGAGCCATCGCGGTTCCTACAGATGCTCTCAAGATCGACTTCCACGATCCGTCTGTGAAGGGCTTTCAAAAGGGCCTCTTCATGTACGACTCGGAAGACTTCAGCACAACGTCTTGGGGATCTTCGGCTAAGAAGATGGACATTGTGTACTACCGAGCTTTCACCGATCTCCCTGAAGCTGCGAATCGCTACATCAGCATTCGAGCGGCCCGCGTCTTTGCTTCGCGCTACCAGAGTGACGGAGACACTTATTCGTTCACTTCGATTGACGAACGCCAAGCCAGAGCTCGCCTAATCAGCGCCGAGGGCTTCACGAATGAGGCTAATATCCTCAACGTGAGTCCTGGTGCATACGCGGTGAAGCGTGGTAGTCCTTTGAGGGGCTATTAGTGTCTAGGGTCTCAGTCTCGATCCCGTCGCTGGTGCATGGGATCTCTCAGCAGCCTGACGCGGCTAGGCGTCCTGAGCACGCTGAAGACCAGATCAATGCCTTCCCGTCCCCGACTGAGGGGCTTATCAAGCGGCATCCCACAGAGCACCTGGAGCGAGTCATAGATGGCTCTGTCTCAGCCGGGAAGTATCACACGATTGACCGCGATGTGAATGAGAAGTATGTGGTCAAGGCCTCGTCTACTGAGATGAAAGTCTGGGATCTCGCAGATGGCACAGAGATCCCTGTTTACGGGAAACTAGACAACCGCCTCAAAACCTACGCCCAATATGGGCTTGAGGATACGAGCTATTGGGTAGCTGATGCGGACTGCACCATCGAAGAGGGCTACGGCATAGCGCCCGACTTCACGAAGACAGCTTCCCGCTTTACGTCAGACAATCCTGGAACTACAGAAAGCGACCTCAAATTGAGGGAGCAAGTCTATACAGGGGACTTGGAAGAATTTGGACCCAGCCAGCCCGATGAGAACCCCTTTGATGACTTTGCGGATATTCCGTTCGAGGTCTACCTCAAAAAAGACGCAGGAGTTTGCAGCTCTGTGCAGGTGCATATCTTCGCTGATGGCACCGCCGAAGGGGTCAAGGGCAAGATAGCCGTCAACCTTGATGCAAGCCCCCCCAGTGTTTATGACGTAGGTACTAATCCCGATATGGGCACTACGCTTGAAGTGTTGGATGACGATTGGGTGCTCCTCAGAGGTAATTGGTATGTGCCAGGGCTGGCTGGCGAGCCGGTCTACATGGAGATTTACCCCCATAAGAGCACGGTAGCGGGAGAGTCGAAGGTTCTTGTTTGGCACCCTAAGTTGGGTGAGCGGACGCTCGACCTGTCCTACCTAACGACTTCGGACTTGTCCGACATTAGAGCTACGACGATAGCCGACTACACGATCTGGGTGAACAAGGCCAAGGTCCCCGCGATGAATACGGCGTTGGTGTCTCCTGCACAGGCAGACGATGAGTTCTTCATGTTCGTCAAGCAAGGGGCGTACATGGTGGACTACGAAGTAAACTTCACGCCAGTCGGGGAATCGAAGGTCACGGTGGTTATTGGGACGAATGACGATGTAAACTTTATAAGCCGGTGCCATAACGGAGAGGGACCAAGTTATCTCTCTTGTATTGCTGATGGGGGGCTTTGGGTTGATGGCGGCCTCCACAGTCCGTTTGCACGGCTGCGTGGCTTTGCAATGAGTACGGGGACGGCATTCACGAAGACAGGCGTAGCTACCGATAGCATTTGCAAAGACTTCGAGCACATCATTGGTGGGGGGGATCTGCCATATGGCGCAACTCCCCTTGCGGGCTACACAGTAACGCGAGTGGGCTCTGTTTTGCGCGTGGTGAAGACTGATGGAACGGCCTTTGATTCTGTGGAATGCACCGATGGGATTGGAGACACAGGACTTCTCAAGATTTTCAAGACTGTCCCTCTCTTTGCTGACCTTCCGCTCACGTTCCTAGACGGCATTCCTATCAAGGTCACGGGCGAGCCCATTGAAGGCCAAGGAGACACCGCTGATTATTGGGTCAAGTTCCAGGCAGACGGCGGTACTGACGCCTTTGGAGAGGGGCATTGGGAGGAAAGCATTGGGTCTGAAGTGGCTTACAAATTCAACGATACGACGATGCCGCATAGGCTTACTCGTTATCAAGATGACACCCACGGAACCATCACAGGCGTAGCCGACAAAATCTATTTTGAGTGGGGTCCTATAACCTGGATAGACCGCAAGGTAGGCGATGACGATAGCAACCCAGCGCCTTCGTTTATCGACAAGTCCATCACAGACGTCTTCCTCCACAAAGGCCGTCTAGGCTTCATCACGGAAGACCGCGTAGTGCTGTCTGAAGTCAATGCCTTCTTCAACTTGTGGCGTACTTCGGTGCTTGCCGTCATTGACAGCGACCGCATTGACATCGCTTCGAGCAACCGGGAAGTCTCTCTGTTTGAGTTCGGAGTAGACCACGAACAGGCCTTGGTTCTCTTCAGCGACCGAGCGCAATACCGCCTAACCGGCGTACCTTTGCTGACGCCTGAGACAGCCGCCGTAGACAAGATAGGGGCACACGATTTCATGGCGGCTGAGCCTGTCTCCGTAGGAGAGAGGATCTTCTTCGCTACCCCGCTCTCGGCTTACAGCGGTATCCGTGAATTCTTCCAGGTGGGGGACGCGGATCGTTACCGCTCTGACCACAGCAGCGCATCGGTTCCCGAGCTCATCTCTGGGACTGTGGAGCAGATGGTGGCTTCAGATACGGAGAATCTTCTGGTTGTCCAGTCTTCGGGTGACCGAGGCCTTCTGTATGGCTTCAAGTTCTTCTGGTCGGGGACTCAGCAGATCCAGGCGGCTTGGTTCAAGTATCAGTTTGATTCTGAAGCCACGATCCGGCACATGAGTTTCATTGACTCAGACCTTTATCTGACGATTGAGCGCGATGATGGTCTCCATATCGAGAAGATGACGGTGGCTCCGGGGACGGTGGACACGGGCAAGACCTTCAAGACTACCTTGGATATGCGCCTTGACGGTTCAACCTTGTCGCCCTCGTTTAGTTCGGGTGTCTATACCGAATGGACTTTGCCTTACGACATCCCCACCGGGGCCACGATGAAGGTCGTAAAGAAGACAGGCGAGCCGTTGACAGTCAGCGCGACTACGGCGAATACCGTCAGGGTCACAGGAGATCAAGCCAGTACGGCGGTCTGGGTGGGCGTCCAATACACGATGACCTACACCTTCTCTACGCCTAAACTTCGGCGTAAGACTGAGAAAGGCAGCGTAGAGGTTCTGCCGTTCTCTTGGCAAGTCCAAGATGGACGCTTGAACTGCGATAACACAACGTACTTCAAGACATCGTGTTCACTGACGAACAGGACTGCGCGGGAGACCGAGTTTGGCTCTGCCTCAGATACGACTCCGCTGTTCAAGAGCGAGACACATCGTTTCCCCGTCCAAGGCAAGGCCACGGAGACCACGATCACAGTCACTAACGATTCGCATTTACCCTCAAACCTAACCAGCGCAGAATGGGACGGAAAGTTCGTAGCAAAGAGGCGCCCTTACACGGGGTAACTGTTCGCCCTGCGGAGCTCTCCGATTGCTACATAGTTGCCAGCAATATGCGGCAAGCGGACGTAGCCGAATGCTGGGCTGTAGCTGAGATCCCTCCGCTGGAAGCGGTACTCATGGGCTTTCATTTGTCGGATGAGTGCCACACCGTTGAAGTCGATGGTGAGCCCGTGGCTCTCTTTGGCGTCACGCCTCCCACACCTGGGCCTCGTCCTCCTGAAGACAGTTTGCCCGAGGAGTTGCCTGAGAACTCGTTTCCTCTCATTGGATTCGTGTGGCTCTTGGGTACACCCAAGATATTCGACATTTCCAAGACCTTCTTACGCTGGTCTAAGGACTGGCTGAAGCACGTTGGCCGGAACTACGACGGTCTTATGAACTACGTTGATGCCCGAAATGAGGTCCATATACGCTGGCTCACCTGGGTAGGCTTTGATTTCGTTGTCCTTCATCCAAACAAAGGTGTCCACGGGGAAGCCTTCTGGGAATTCATCAAACTGACTTGCTAATCTCATGTGCCCTCCTCTTATAGCAGCAATACCCGGAGCCCTCGCTTCGATGGGCACCGCGATAAGTGCTCTGTCTATCCCGGCGATCTCAGTAGGAGCGGGTGGCGTGGGCCTTACGTCGATGACTGTGGGAAGCCTTGCTTCTACAGTTGGCGTGGCTGGGGCGGTGCAGGGGCTTATGACCGCTGGAGCTGCGTATAGCTTCTGGGCACAGCGGGAGGCGGCGCAACTGGCAAACAAAGTTGGAGAACAGAATTACAAGCTAAACAGAGACTTAGCTAATCAGTCGTACTTTGACCGGACAGCAACGGCAAGGACCGCACAGGCTCAGCAGCAGCAGAAGCACGCTATGGAGATAGATCGCGTAGGCCGCGCTGCTATGGAGGCTGCTGGCACCGCTAGAGCAACAGCGGGAGAAACAAAGGTAGCAGGTGCCGCCGTAAACTCCGTTCTTAGGGATCTAGTGGGCCAATACATGAACTTTGCTACAGCAACGGTGCGGAATTCAATGTTCGCGGACGCGCAAACGGAAGTGGCAGTCAAAGCGATGCAGACACAGACGCAGGGCCGCATCCTTGCCGCGCAGCACGTTGATGTCCCGGTGCCATCGTTCCTTCAAGGTGCCCTTCAGATAGGTACGTCAGCTATGCAGGCTTGGGATATGACCCATACAGTTGCCGCAGACGGCACCGTGATTTCTAAAATCTAAATGGCAGCCCGCCGCTATCCGATCCAGGCCCTTCAAGCCCGACAAGACCTAACCCCGGCTGCGGTCCCCCTCGATGCCTTCATAGCCCCGAATCTGAGGGCTGAAGCGCCAAACGTCCTGAACCTGGCGCCCTTCTCAAAGGCTCTGGCTCAACATCTGACCAAGGACTTCGAGAAGAAGTATGCGGCGGCTGCTGAGAACGCTGAAGGGTTCTGGAGTAAACAAGACGCAAAGACGAAGGCTTTGATTCAAGGCCGCATCGACAAGGCGACGAAGGGGGCCAAGACTCCCGAGGAATATAATCGGCGCTGGAACATCGCTTTCCGCAAGCTCTACGAAGAGGGCATCATTGATACTCCGATGGCCCACCCCGGCGCGCAGTTGGGCTTGCTTAGGGCTGTTGCTCACGAAGCTATCGGGAATGTTCGCGTCAATAGCTTGGAGAGGATTGCCGAACTATCGGCGGTTCGGGATGAAAACGGAGACTTAGCCGGTCCAGCGAACACAGACGCGGCTGTAGACGAAGAATTCAAAAGTCTCCTCGAAGCGCGTCCAGGACTGGCTAATAGTTTCTATGCCACACAAGTCTTCAACGCCCAACTTCCCGGTATCAAGCGCGAGCTCAGCGAAAACGTCAGGCACCGCAGGAACGTCTTTGCCCAGTCTGAGAAAGAGCGCCTGGAGTCTGTTGAACTCTACAACGGAGATGCTGAAGGCCGCTGGATGGGTCTTGTCCATTTCGTAGACCTCACGGCAGAAGAACAAGCCGACCCTGCGCCTGCGGCTGCGCTGAGCGAAGTAATCGCGGGTGTCGAGGAGCACGATCCGAACGCTTACCCCCGGTATTTTGACGAGATGATCTCAAAAGCCGTAGACATGGGCTCTCGGCAGGTTGAGGGGGACGAGACGAGGGCCGCTGTAGCAGAAGACGGCTACGCCATCTTAGCCATGTTAGAAGATATGAAGGTCCATTCGTCAAACCAGCCAGTCTTGGAGGCGTACCCGGAGTTGGCGGGGAAAATCCAAAAGGCTGAAGACGCCATTGCGGACAAAAAGAGCCAAAGAGAGCTATCCGACATCCGGGATCGAGATTTGGTGCAGCGCGAAGCTGAAAGGTCTCTAAGCCTTTGGCTGGAGTCTACGAGAAGCGAGAGTATAGCGGCGGGTGATTCTGCGTTGACCACAGCAGAGAAACTTAGAGATGCAGTCGCCGCATACTCAGCCCTAGGCACTATAGATCTTTCTGCTGAAGCGCGGACAGAATTGAAGTTGTGGGGAGAGCAGCGCGTGAACGCGATCTCTGCGGAGAAACGGCTGCCTGAGAACAAGGCCTACGAGGGCGATATGGCTCGTCGCTTGGTAAGCGGGGAGGATCCAGCGGTCCTCGAAGCGGAAGTAGAGGCCGATTTCACGAACGGCGACATCAACAAAGAGACTTATGATGCGGTCCTTGGAGACATAGAAGGGCGGGACGAAAGAACTGAGGCTATACGCGAGTTTGTGCGGACACCCGCCACGGAGGACACCAGCGCATACTACGCGCAGGTACGTCGTTTATACGAAGGCCTCGCAGATCCCTCGGTTGTCCTTGAAGATCAGAGGCGCTGGAATGCCCTCGAAAGTCAGACTATTGCCCGGGCATCAAAACTTCAGGTTGATGAAGTGCTTGCGTTTTCCAATGCGCCTTCAACGTATGCAGCGCAGAACAGCCATATAGATAGGCTAGTGAAGCAAGTCGAGGTGCTTCAAGCTGAAGATTTGCTCATTAGGGGTCTCATTGGGCAAGGGGGGTCTTTCATTACTGAAGCCTTAGAACGTCTAAGGGATCCCACGAATCCGCTAGGTTCGGCGGCAAAGAACGCTCTTATGACCGCAGCCACACTCAAAGAGGCCAACGAAGCCACAATGGGAAGCGTCCTTTCTGGGTCACAAGCTCTTGCACAAGAGGTCGCAGGATTTGAGGGCGAATTAGGAGCCCCTGGTATCGATGTTGCGTCAGAGGCCCTTGGCGGCATTGTGGCTCAGCACACGCAAGAACTTGCCCTCCTCTATACCACTACCTTTCATGAGACCGAGGGGACGGCAGAGGACAAAAAGGCGGCTGCCGTCAGCGCCATACGGAAACACAGCGCCGAACGCACTTTGCCTTTCCGCGACGGACAGCCTATGCCAACGCTGGAGGGAATTCTCGCAAGACGCTTATCAGAAGAACTGAGTATAAGCAGCCGCGCCCTGAAGCCTGATGCAACCCTAGGAGAGATGGCAAAGGACGCGATTGAAGCGGGGCGGACTTCAAAGCTGCTGACTGAAAAGATCTATGAATATAAAGATAAAGCCTTGGATTCTAATTTGGGTCCTGATGATGGGTTTGCGTTCGCGGAATGGCATCCCGACGTAATTGATAGACGTTTTGCGTGGTACGTCGGGGCCGAAATCCTCCTTAGTGCTGGGGATCTCGAAGACGTTTCTAAGGCTGAAGCGGCTACAGCGGGCATGGGCCTTGCTAACCGTCTTTCTCTATACGATCTTACTGCTGGGAAAGTCACCGTAGAAACCTTCGTGATGCCTGAGTGGGAAATTGAGTTTCGACAGGCGCTAAAGAAGGGCGATGCTGCTCCACAGATCACAGCCGATAAGGCCGTAGATAGGGACCAATGGCTCAGGTTTCCTAGAATCTCTCCCCACAAAGTCGCCGGACTTCCCGTGGACTTGTCTGTGATGCCTCAAGATGTGCGCCGTCTTCTTGCAAAGGCACCTGAACTCTTTGCCAGTAGCGCAGATTTCACTTCTTGGCTGGGAGACAAGGGCTTCACAGTTTCACACCACTCATCCGGTACGCCAGAATCGAGGCTGCACATCTCCAGAACCTTCTCTCTCCAACCACAAGCACTCAAAGTAGGGGCCTCCCGATTTATCACATCAAAAAAAGACTTCGAGGCTTGGCAAACAGCTACTTCCGAAGCGGATCAGCGCAGAGTCTTCGAGATGCTTGGGTTTCTGAAAGAGGACATGAAGACTCCTGAAGGCTTTGCACAGCAAAAGGCCCGATTCCTAGCCAGCCAAAGAGCTCTCATCGCTGAAGATCCTCTGCTTCAGGGTAGACGGGCACCGTGGCGCGGCTGGACAGAGGCACCTACCAGCATAACCCCCGTAGTTCTCCCAGACTAAATGACGCTCGATAACCTCGCCCTCGAACCCCTCAAAGGCTTCGGCCAGGGGATCGAGGACTTTGCTAATGACATTCTGGGCTTGCCGGAAATCTTTGGCTATGACGTCCCCGACATAGACATCGTTCCTGACCCGGAGACTGCGGGAGGCCGCGCTTTAGCCTCGATCACCAACTTCGCTGCTGGGTTTGTCCCGGCTATTGGCGTGGTCTCCAAGTTATCGAAGGCGTCGAAGTTTCTTGGTGGAGCTTCCAAGACGGCTCAGTTGTCTCGTAGTGCTCTGACGGGAGCTCTTGTAGACGCTACCGTGTTCGGCGGTAACGAGGCGCGGCTGTCGGATATGCTGAAGGAGATTCCTGGTCTTCAGCAGCCGCTCTTTGAGTTCTTAGCTTCTAACGAAGAGGACTCTGAGATCATTGGGCGCATGAAGAACGTCCTTGAAGGGGCGGGTCTTGGGCTGGCGTTTGATCTCATGTTCATAGGCCTTCGTGGTTTGAAGGGTCAACGCACGGCTGTAGCGCAGGGTGCCGATAGTGCTCCTGCGCCCAAGGGGTCTGATGAGTACCTTGAAGCTCAAAAGAAGTCTGCTGAAGGCCGAGCACCCAAAGTGGACGAAGAAGCCCCGGTCTCTCCTCTAGCGAAGGAGGCGGAAGACCTCGCTGAAGAAGCTCCGGTCTCTCCTCTGGCGAAGGAGATTGAACTCAAGGATCTTGAACCGGGAAGGTTCCACGGGGGCGCGGAGGTGCTAGAGATTGACGAGGGCCACTATGCCACGATGAATGTCTACGGGCAGGGGCTCTACACTACCACCGATGCTAATGTCGCCCAGCGGTACGGCAAAAGTCGAGGGGGCGCTGTTCATCGGGTCGAGGAAGTGGGCGAAATAAAGGCCTTCGACCTCGATGGACCCATCCCCGACTGGATGCGGAAGTTAGGCGATCACCACGATCTGGTTGATCTGGCTCTCTCGGAGGGCATCGACGGCACCCCCCCCAAGACAGTCAAGGAGCTATACCGCAACATCAGGGATTTCTCTGAGGGAGAGGGGTTGACCGCTGATGATGTGCAGGAAATTTTCGATATCTTCCGCGCCAATATGGAGAAGAGCGGCTTCAATGCCATTGACGTAGTAGGTAAGCGCGATAAGGGCGTCAGAATCTACTTTGACCCCTCTGTGGTAAAGACCTCCCGGATAGATGTTGGCGAAGCCGCACTAGGCAAGACGCCCAAGATTCCCCAGCCTTCTGCTGAAGACCTTGCGGCGTTGTCTCGGAGGGAGCTCCAGACTCTAGCGAAGTCTTTAGGCATCCCAGCGAATCAGAAGTCCGCAACGCTCATCGAGCAAGTTGAAGCTGCGCGAGCCGTCCCTGAGCCTGCTAAGCCCATAGTTCCTGAAGCGGCAGAGGCCGCACCCCCGCCGAGAGAAGAAGCCCTGCCGAAGCGCACTTCTCCTCAAGAGCGCGTCAAGTTGGAGAAGACTGCTACAGGAGCACGCCAGATTCTAAGGCAAGACTTCGGAATCGAAGACGAGGCGATTGATGACTACATTCGCGCATTTGAACTCACCAAGGATGCCGAGGGGACAAGCTCTGCGCTCCTGAACGTCAATCAGATGAATGAGGCTCAGAAGGCTCTCCACGGGATGCCCCCGGAGGCTATGAATCTTATTCGTCTCATCTCAGAGCAAGGTGTAGCCGACTCGATTCGAACGATTGAATCCATCTTCGGTAGCTTCCCTTCAGGCTGGGGGGGCAGGACGTCGGATATGCACCATCTCGCCAAGATCATCCGGCAATATGAGACCGTAGGGGGCGAGGTAACCCCAGATAGCATCGCCCGTATGTTGGAGGAGGCAAGCGCAGACGTAGCCTTGTATGAGATCGTAGGCGAAAGAATGCTGGCGCGGACCTTTCTATTGAAGCAGACCCACGAAGAAATCCGCACAGCCGCACTCAAAGCCGCCAGAGCGGGGGACAGAGACACGGCCAACGGACTTCTGAAGAATTGGGCGGGCGTCTTCCAGCAGATGCGGTTGTTTAGCTATCAGCAAGGCAAGCAGTTCAGAGGACGGCAGCTTCTATCCCTCACAGATACTCTTGGAGATACCAAGCCTCTCCAGGAACTCTTCGAGCGCGGTGCTGGTACTGACCGAGACATGGAGAAGTTGATAGACTTCCTCGTAAGCGTCGAAGGGCTAGGCCCTGCGGCTACGGCCCACTTTGCCGAACTCGCCGCAAAGCGTGGGAGCTCGAAGATCATGGCCTTTGTGAACGAGGTCTTCATTCAGTCCATCTTGTCTGGGCCGAAGACCCTTGTTATCTCTGGTCTTGGCCCCGCATTCCTGACGTTCTACAAGCCTCTTGAGAACATGGCTGGCGCTGGCGTAATGTCGCTTATGGGCATGGAGGGCGGCGGCACAGCCTTCATGCAGGCAGCGCGGGAACTCAAGCACATCACACGGAATACCGTGGACTTCCTTCGCTTGGACGATGCTATGGATTTGACCGGCAGAGTCCCCCGCCAAGAAGGAAGGCAGATGACGGGCAGGGCTTTCATGGAGCGGAGGCCTCAGATTGGCCGCGCTGCATCCATTACTGACGATCCTGTACGCCGCTTTGGGGCTACGAGTCCGCAAGCCCTGGGCGTCAGTCCTAATACCGTTGGTGGCAGGGCGCTTGGTTGGTTCTCCAGGAACGTAATCAATATGCCCGGTAGGATCATTATGACGGCAGACGAAGCCGCCAAGCAGATCAACTTCAGGGCTGTAGTCCAAGCAACGGCAGAAGGCGAAGGTCTGCGCCAAGGTCTTCGCGGAGAAGCCTTGGAAGCTCATATCAGAGAGCAGTTAGCTCTTGCGGTAAACCAAGCTCAGCGCATGACTGACGAAAGTGTGCTGCGCTTGGCAAAGCGAGCCGTAGATGACTTGGGTATCCAGGGGGCCGAGGCGCGGAGGAAGTTCCTCACTAAAGAGTGGATGCCGAACAATGGCCTTCTCAGATACGATGAGATGTCTGAGCCTGTCCAACGCGCAATCACTCGCATGGAGGAGATAGCCTTCCAGACGCAGCTTGCCCCCGGAACTCTTGGGCGGGAGATTCAGATGCTCCCGATCAGGGCTCCTGTCTTGCGCCCGTTCCTCCCGTTCGTGAGGACTCCGCTGAACATCGCTTTCCAGGCGGGCCAGCGAGTAGACCTTCCTGGCGCTATCAAGTACGCCCTGCACAAAGCCTTTGGTAAGGATCTGAAGCATCTCGAAGGAGCTCGCAGCCGCTTGGTTCGAGACATGGTTTCTGGGAACCCTCACCAGCAAGCTGAAGCTATTGGACGAGTCTCAGCGGGCCTGGGCATCGTGAGCTTCTTTACGGGTATGGCCGCAGCAGGCAAGATTACTGGTGGAGGGCCGAAGGATAAACAGACGCGCCGAGTCTTGGAGCAAGCCGGATGGCAGCCTTATTCCATCAGGACTTCAGAAGGCTACGTTTCCTACATTCGCGTCGAACCCTTTGCAGCCCTGATTGGCACCGTAGCGGACGTCTATGATTACTCACGGTTTGCCGGTGACGAAGAACAGGAAGCCCTTGAACAGTTGGGGCGCGGCCTTGTCGTAGGTATGTCGAGGAACATCACGAACCGCACTTACATGAGCGGCGTGCGAAACCTCGTCGGGGTCCTGTCTGACCCGGATCGCCGCGCCGAGCGGGTGATTCAGCAGTTTGCAGGCGCAATCATCCCCAATACCTTTGCACAGGCTGTCGCTCTCAGCGGTGACCTGCATATGCGCGATATTCAGTCCATAGGGGACAAGTTGAAATCGCGGATACCGGGTATATCAGACAATCTGCCGCCGCTTCGTAATATGTTTGGTGAGCCTCTAAATCGGATGACGGCTCGCTATGGAATGGGCGAGGCCATTGACCGCTGGAGCGATCTATTGGTGCCCGTCGCTTACCGCGAAGTCTCCGATACCGTGGTCAACCAAGAGCTTGTGTTGCTTCAGCACGGCTTCAGTCCTCCGCTCCCTACGGTCTCTGGGGTCAACCTGCGTGAGTTCGTCAAAGGAAGCCAAGACGCCTATGATCGCTGGCAGGAGCTTCAGGGCGAGATCCGTATAGGTGGGCGAACGCTGCGTCAGGAGCTCAGGCAGCTATTCAAGCGGCGGGACTATCAGGGCTTGAGTCCTCTTGGCGCTTTGGAAGCTGAGAGTCCCAGGGTCTCTGCCATCAAAAAGGTCCTTCGGAAGTACCGCAACAGGGCTTTCACTCAGGTACTCCGCGAGTATCCCACGCTTCAACGAGCCCACATCGGAGCCAAGAGGCAGATCAGAGACTTGCGTTCCGGCAGACGTAACGAGCTTCTTCAGCTAACCCAGGCTGGACGCTTGGCTGGCCCGGTTGAGCTATAGGTGCTTATTGAGAAGTCTCTAGCAGTCCTTGTGGTCCCTGTAGCCTGGGTTCTTACAAGGATTGGCGACGAAGCAGCCTTATTCACTGAGTTCAAGGACACGGCTCCCAGCCTTGCGGCCCTTGTCTCCGTTGTCTGGATCTTGGTCCGCTATCTGGATCGCAGAGACAGGCTTTTTTCCGTTACGATTGAGCGAATGGATCAGCGATTCCGTGAGATCCAGGAAACCATGAAGGACACCAACAAAACCCTAGGCCAAGTAGCCGAACGACTCCGAGATAAGTAATGCCTTACCAAGTAGTAAAGACCTTGTGTTCTGCGGTCACAGACGACGCGGACCAAGCTACGGTTGACTTCCAGCGGAGAATCGACCAAGCCGGAACTTTGTTTGTGGAAGAGTCGGGTTCAGGAACCTTCAGCTTGACCATTGAAGGCCGTATGGACAGCGGCGACACCTTCACGGCTATTCCGGTGGATGGCTCTGCAAGTACCTCAACAAGCGGTGCCGTCACGGCAGTTACAGAAGCAGACGCCGATAACTCAGCTTTCGTAGCCTTTGCCTTCCCGATCCTCCCTCAGATGCGCGTGAATATCTCGGCTAACTCTGGATCAACGCTCACCGTCAAGATTGACGAGTAATGCCTTACCAAAGAGTAGTTACCCTGGCTTCTGGGCTCTCAGGCACTACCACCTCGACCCCCGTGGACCTGGGCAGGGCTTACGACCAAGCCGGGACTATCTTCCTTGAGAGGACGGCTGGAACCCAGAACTTCACCGCTGTTATCCAAGGACGCATGAGCAGCGCAGATGCTTGGGCTTCGATAAAGAGCATTGGTCGCACAAAACTGAATTCCGATGGCGTAGTCGTTTACTTCGCTATAGCCGTCATGCCCCAAATGCGGGTGTCGAACACCGCTGGCGGCGAAGGCGCTGTCTCCGTCCTCACAGTAAAACTAGATGTCTAACGATGAACGCGCTCTACGCCTTCTTGAGCTCCAGTTGGAAGTCCTTGAGAAACGTCTTCGAGAAGACCTGGAAGACGGCAAAGAAGTACCTGCGGCCCTACATAAAGAGATCAGAGAAGTGATCGACCGCGTAGGCCTCTACGAAGGTCTCATAGGAGTAGGAACCCCCGAGCCTATGAATCTCCCGAGCTTCGAGGAAGACTTCGATGAACCGCATCCGATGGAAGAAAAGATCGGTTGAACATCGTTGAAGGTCCCCTGTCGTTCCACCCGGAACTACGGGACTTCCGCAAGTTTCTCTATGTAGTCTGGAAGGCGAAGGGGATGCCGGATCCCACGGCTATCCAGTACGGCGTAGCGCGGCACCTTCAGATGTGGGTGGGCTCACTCCTGTTCAAGAAGCCCACGGAAGGCAAGGAAACCTTCTTTGAGCCGGGGTTCGACCGCAGCCTCCTAGAAGGCTTCAGAGGCATGGGGAAGTCCTACATCTCCGCAGCCCTGACTGCCTATTGCCTGGGCCACAACCCCCGTCTACAGATCCTTGTAACCTCGGGGTCTTCTCCGAAGGCCAAGGAGTTCACCACGCAAGTCCAGGGTCTCTTGGCTCGCGTAGAGCCTCTTCGGTCTCTCATCCCAAGGAACCCTATCCGTTGGTCCCGGCTATCCTTCGATGTCGTAGGTGCCGAAGAGGCGGCTCAGTTTGCCTCAGTCGAGGCTAAGGGGATCGCAGGGCAGGTAGCAGGGCACCGCTCTGACCTTGAAATAGGTGATGACGTTGAAACCCGCAAGACAGCGGATACCCAGCATCAAAAGGAGCAACTGCTGGAGCGCATGGCCGAACTGGAGATGATCGCCAAGCCAGGAGGCAAGGTAGGCTTCCTGGGCACTCCGCTGGACGCCGATAGCGTCTACAACACGCTGTCTCCTCGCGGCTATCGAACGCTCGTAGTACCGGCGCGGTATCCCGTAGCTTCCCTGCGAGACCGCATGGGAGCCACGCTCTTGCCTTTGCTGGCGAAGCACATGGAAGAGGACCCCGACCTCGTAGGACAGCCTACAGAGCCTCTGAGGTTCGGTGAGGACGATCTCCTGGCGAGGGAGGCCGTGATCGGGAGGAGCACCTTTGCTCGTCAGTATCAGCTAGACAGCACCCTCTCTGACCTGGGGCTCTACCCCTTGCGCCTTTCAGAGCTCATCGTGCTCGACTTGGACAAGGAGAAGGCACCGGAGAAGCTGGTCTGGTGCAACGATCCCGAGAAGGTCTGGGACAAGCTACCCAACGTGGGCTTCCTCGGAGACCGCTACTACCGTCCGCTGTTCATCTCGGACACCTGGAGGGAATACACAGGGTCTATCGCCTTCATTGACCCTTCGGGCAAGGGACAGGACGAGACCGCCATCGCCATCGTCAAGATCCTAAACGGATACCTGTTCTGCACCGCCATTCGTGGCTACACCGGAGGCTACACCGAAGCTACCTTGAGCGCCTTGGCTAACCTGTGCGTAGAGCACAAGGTCTCCAAGGTCCTCATTGAGAGCAACTTCGGGGACGGTATGTTCGAGGAACTGCTAAAGCCTCACCTTCGCAGGGCCTCGACGCCCCTAGCCAAGCAAGAGAAGGGCCTTCTCGGGCACGGGATCACCGTGGAAGCCGTCAGGCATAGCACGATGAAGGAAGGTCGCTTGATAGACACCCTCGAACCCGTGCTCAACCAGAAGCGGCTCGTCATATCTAAAGACGTCATCGAATGGGACTACAAGAACACACCCGAAGACTCAGAAGACAGAGGAGCCTCGTATCGCTTCGCCTATCAACTCAGTCGGCTGAAGAGGACGAGGGGGGCTCTGAAGCACGATGACCGTCTTGAAGCCCTAGCAGGCGCGGTGAACTACTGGACGGAGAGGATGGCGCAAGACGTAGACGAGATGGTGCGCCGTAGGAAAGAAGAAGACTTCGACCGTGAACTCAATAAGTTCGTGGCGAACGCCCTCGGGAGATCGAAAGCAAAGAGACCTAACTGGTTCTCCCGCCTAGGGGCCGTCTGATGGAAGAGATCGACCGCATTCGGGTCGGAGCCAACAATATCCCCGTCTACTTAGACCCCCAACTGCGCGACGAAGGACTCTTCGCCAAGTACGAAGAAAACCCCGACTTCCCTACAGGGTTTCGCATCAGGCTAGTGAGGCCTCCTAAAGACCTCATAGGAGCACAAGCCTACATACACGAAATCCTCCACGCCCTTGATGAGTCCTATGGGCTCGAACTAGGCGAACCCGGCGTGAGAACCTATGAACAACTGTTGTGCTGCCTCTTCCGAGATAACCCTAAGACCCTCAACAATCTCCTAAAGCGATGCGCGGACTCCTAGCAGAACTACTGGAAGACCTCCTGCTGGACCAGACAGGCACAGGAGCTCAGCCCTACGGGGCTTCACAGGGATATCCTCCGCATACCCCGCCGCCTGGAGGCTTCAATCCGCCGCTGCCTGGAGGACCACTACAAGTCCCCAGACCACCACAGGATATCGAAGGCGTCGGAGAACTCGGGGGACTCGGAGGACTCGGAGGCGAAGAACCCGGAGGACCCGGAGGACTAGGAGAACTCCTAGGGCAACTAATCATGCGCCTGCTGCTCGCAGAACGACAAAACATCACACCTCACCCCGCTAACATGGCCTCTATCACAGCCTCAAGACACGCCGCTGGCGGGGCTCCCGTGGGAGGTCGATAAATGCCCAGAGGATCAGGAATCGCCGCGTCCCCTCCGGGGGGAACCGCGCCCTCTGTAGCCGTATCCGAGTCTACAAACGGAAGACCCATCAAGGTTGTCGCTACTTCCTCTCCAGGAACACTCATACATACCGCCCTAGCAGGCACCGAATCCCAAGAGAACATATGGGTATGGGCCGTGAACACAGACTCCACAGCCAGAACACTAACCGTCCAATGGGGAGGTACAACCGCTCCCGATGACGCAGTTCCCATCACAATACAACCCAACGAAGGCATCGTCCTCGTCGTTCCAGGAGCACCCCTGAACAACGGGGTGCTCGTCAAAGCCTACGCATCCTCAGCTAACGTAATCAACATCATAGGATGGGTGAACTAACGTGGACTGGCGAAGAAGCCTCGTAGGAGTAGTCAGGAAAATAGCCGACCTGCTCGATGTGTCCATAACCTCCCCAGCTAACAGGGACCTCCTGGTACACAACGGAACAAACTGGGCTAACGACAACTCAATGGCCGGGAATAGCCGGATGCTCTACACAACAGCACTCGGAGCCCTAAGCAACCTCAACGTCAGCACCAATAGAATCCTCGGCAGACAAACCGGAGATATCGTAGGCCTCACCGGGACTCAAGCCGGAGGACTCATCAACGTAGATGACCTCGCTAACGCCTCCGCAGGATCGCCGGCCACAGGAGATGTGCTCGCCTACACCGGGTCCTCATGGACCGCACGCGAAGAAATACCCATGTTCGCCGGGAGAGCCGATACCGCTCAGACAGGCTGGGGAGCAGCCGTGGCAAACACCGAATGGGACGCACAAATCAAGATAGACACCGACTACTTCACGCACTCAACGACCACCAATCCCGAACAAATAACCATCGATAAAGCCTGTGCCGCAGCTATCACTTGCGATATCACGTTCACAAGCGCAGGAACCGGGAACGGCAGATTCGCTTTCCAAATAGACGCCGGTTCCGGGTTCGCCACAGTCACAGGCGGACAGTTCTACAGAGCTCTCGATACCGCAGGAGGCGTAGAAACAGCCAGCATCAACCTCGTTCATACGTTCGCCGCTGGCGACATACTAAAACTACTGATGCTGCGCTACGCCCTAGGGACCTTCAATACCGTCGCTGAACAATGCCGCATCAGTATCCAAGTCCTAAGAGATGTATAGAAAGACTATGCAATAGGGGACTAAGAAGGCCGGGGAGATAAGGGATACAAGGAGAGACCTCGTAATACTCCAGAGACTAAAATTGGCGACGTTTTGCCGGAGAAATACGAGGGCTATTCGCTATAGCGTGCCGGGCGTGCTCCCCCCCTGGGGGGGTCCCTTTCTATAGAGGATTTCAGGGAGCTCCATCGAGCTCGAAAGGGGGCGGGGGGGGGCTTCGAGACCTAAGACCCGCTCCCAGCAGCCCCGGAAAGGGATAAGATATCCGGAGCGCCCTAAGTTGCTGTGGTGCCGTGGATTATCGTCTGTGTGTCTCTCTGGGTCCGTTTTCACCACAGAATAGGCGCAACACGGCAGCCGGTTTAGCCGTATAAGTCTAGTGGACGGCAGGAGACCGACCGTCCGAGACTAAACAGGAGACTAAGACCGTGAAGCACCCTCTATTACCTATTGCGCCGGGCGAGACCGTCCGAGTCCATCGCAACCTAAACCCTGTCCGCATGGACACGGGCGAGACCCTTGAAGGTCTCTGGGTTGTCCGAGTAAACCGCAGTGGCAAGTGGCTACACGCTGGCTATCGCCGCGAGGTGACCATAGCTAACTGCGTTCCCCACGCCACAGCTGGGGGAGTGCGACGCATCGAGAAACGCGGACGCCGAGACGTTGTTGCGTGGATCACCGGTAGCTACGTCGCAGACGTCGCAGAGCTCTCGGGTGTCGAAGTCCACTACAATCCCTATAGATCGGCAGACTTCACGCTCGAAGACGGCACGGCTTACACCGGCTCATCCCTCGCTGCATTCCCGGCGGGGGCTTCCTACTTCCTTTCCCGAGACTAACCCCAGACCCAGGAGACTAAGACCATGACCATCCCCGGCCACATTGATTCCGACGAGCTCGCCCTCGAATGGGGAAACTGCCGCGGCTACAGGAGACTAACCGAGACCCAATCCGATATAGACCCTGAGAGCTCGTATTGGCTTTCATCTAGCTGCGGGCGGATTGAGATGAAAGTCCCCGGCAAACTAATCCTAGACCTCGCCGGTCCCGGCCCAGTCGATGAAGCCGCAGCCTATTGGGCTGGCGTCCTCGATTGGTCCACCGTAGACGAGGAAGCCTTGATTGCAGACCTGAAAGAGTACGGCTGCAATTGGGAGTACACCGACGAACAAGCTAACCGGGAGCGCTTCCTGTGGACAGCATCGGGCAACGTCTACGATTCCGACGAGCCCGATCAGTACAAGGCCTAGACCCCAGAACCCCAGACCCAGGA